CACAAGGGGGTATGAGTGTGCCACAAGGGGGTATGAGTGTGCCACAAGGGGGTATGAGTGACACACAAGGGGGTATGAGTGACACACAAGGGGGTATGAGTGTGCCTCATACATACAATAATATTAATATACAATTAGATAAAATTAATAATAAAATTAATAATAATATTAATATAACAAAAAATTTGGATTTAGTTGAAGAAGTTAAAGGGGTTGCATCTAATATTTCAACTAGCACCCCGGAGGGGAAGGATGATATTGATTTATATTTAGAATCAGTTAAAGAAGAACAATTTGATGATAGATTTGATTATTACAAAAATAAACCTTCAATTAAGGAGGAAGAACTTGATATCTTTGAAAGAAATATTGAAGATAAATTTTCATATGATGAAAAAATAAATGTTTTAAATTATTCTTCAACTAATGAAGAATCTAAAATAGAATTTGATTATCTTAATAATTTATCTGAAGAAGAATTAGAAATTGAATTAAAAAAATTAGAAAATGAGTAAATTAGATAACGCAGTAAATGAAATAATTGAATTTATGTCATTACATAATGAAAAACAAAACATATATCTTTTAAAACTTCTTGTTGAGAATTATGGTAAAAAATGTAAAGTTTCTTCAACTAAAGTAGCAAAAGAGTTATTTGACGAATTTATGGATGATAAGATTGAAATTGGGGATGAACTTAATTTTAAGCATATAGAAAAAGAAGAAGAAAAACTAATAACCAAACAGGATACCTTAAAATATTATTTTCAAGATTGTGCATATGGGAAAATGGATATAACTCATAAAATATTTGCACAGTCTTTATATAAGGATATTTTTTCACCATTTGTGAAATCACACGAGATTGAATATGCACACAAATACGCACCACAACAAACTAAAATATAAAAATAAACCCCAAGGTAGGGGGATAAATAAAAGTTCATTAGAAGCCAAATATGGGACAAATAACTATTAACATAACATTAACAATTATAAATTGGACTTTTGGGGTTATATAACTATATTTATAAAAACAAAAGCAATATGAAAACAAAAGTTAAAAAAATGGAAAAATTAACAAGAATAGAAGTTGAGAGGTTAATTGCCTCTGGTAGTGAATTGAATTTTGAAGATGCTGATTTATCAAATTTGGATTTAAGTAATCTGGATTTATCAGAAGCAAATTTTGAAGGTGCTGACCTTGAAGGTGCTAACCTTGAAGGTGCTGACCTTGAAGGTGCAGTTCTGTTTTTTGCAGAATTAAGTGGTGCAAATATGGTAGGTTCAAATCTGAAATATGCAAACTTGGGAAGGACACTTGGAAATCCAAATTTGAAAGATGCAAATATGGAAAATGCACATCTGGGAGGGGCAGAACTATATGGTGCAAACCTTACTGGGGCAAATCTGGCAAATGCAATTTTAAAAGGGACAATTCTGCAAGGTGCAAATCTGACAAATGTTAATCTACAAGGAGCCAATTTGGAAAATGCATATTTGGGAGGGGTAGAACTAAAAAATGTAAATCTGAAAAATGCTTGTCTGAAAGGAACAAGATTTAATACCTTGGATTTTGAAGGTATCAATTTAGAAGGAACAAAATTGGATGAGATAGTCTATGTTAATGAGGATGATTTTTTAGAGGATTAAGGGTTTAAATATTACAAAGCAACCTTCCAAAAGTCAAATGAATTGAATTAAACCCAATATAAATTACTGCTACTACTTTTAAATATAAAAAAGGTATTCATATACCACTAAACAATAAAAAGTGTCTTAAAAACAAAATATGGAGCAAATTAGATTATTCAATGATGATTGCTTAACTGCAATGAAACAACTTCCAGATAACAGTGTTGATAGCATTGTAACCGATCCCCCTTATGGATTATCCTTTATGAACAAGAAGTGGGATTATGACGTGCCATCCATAGAAATATGGGAGGAATGTTTAAGGATATTAAAGCCTGGGGGTCACCTCCTCTCATTTAGTGGGAGCAGGACATATCACAGGATGGCTGTAAGAATAGAGGATGCAGGGTTTGAAATACGAGACCAGATTATGTGGGTTTACTCCTCGGGATTCCCCAAATCACATAATTTAATTAAACAAATAGAAAAACAAAATATAAAGTTATGAAAAATATTTGTAATCCAATTCATTTTACATTATATAAGATGACAATTGGTTTCCGCAATGAAGCAAGGGTTAAAGTAAGTGAACAAGTACGTGAACAAGTAAGTAATCAAGTACGTGAACGAGTAAGTAATCAAGTAGTGCAAAATGTAAAGAATAGAATACAACACCAAAATACATTAAATTACCCCATAGAAATTAACCAGGATGAATTATAATATTAAAACCATAACCAAGGTAGGGGGGATAAATAAAATTGTGTTAAAATCAAAATATGGAACAAATAAGATTAACTAAAAAAATTGTAACATCAATATATGAGTTATTTTATATCAAAGAAAGAGGTGGTCCTTTATACAAATCTTTTTCTTTATTAACCCAAACTATTAGGAATATTATTTTTGATGATTTTGAATATGTTATATATACTGATAAATCAACATATGAAAAATATAATTTACCAAATGTTTTTCCCCAAAGCAATGTTACGTTTAAATTTGTTGAACTTAATTCTGATTATTATGTAAATGTGTTGAAGCCAATTAAAGAAAAAAGAGTTATTGAAGGAGAAATATGGGATCGCATCCATTGTGTTGAAAATTATATTGAGGTCATATATAACAAATTAGAATTTATGTTAGAAGAATCTAATGATGAAAATTCTATGGTAGTGTGGATTGATTCTGGTTTATTTGGAACTAGTTGCTCGGATGGATGGAGAGATTATATGAATGATATTTGCCACACCAAAAATTTCATAGATAAGATTTTTGAAAAAATTGAAACTTATAATTTTATATCCTTATTGGGTAATTCAATTGAAATTAATTATGAAATTAAAGAAAAACTAAACAATAAGTTCAATACAAATTTAAAAATTGTGCCAGGATGTTTATTTGGTGGTCATCCTCATCTTATAAAATCTTATTTAGAAAATTATAAACATTTTGTGACAAATATAATAGAAACTTTAAATGATTATACAAGTGAGCAAGAAATCTTATATCTATGTTTTGAAAATAACAATATAAAATTCTTTGAATTTGAAGATTGGGGTGATTTACAAAGAGCAATGTTAAAAATTATGGACTTATATGATGAAGAAAAATACAAGACACATGAGAAATATGACACAACTAACTATTAACATAACATTAACAATAATAAATTGGATTTTTGTGTGGATATAACTATTTATTATAAAAAAAAAAGCATATATGGAAACAACAGAAGTAAAAGAAAAAATAAATATGATTGGTGGGGGTTTCCAACATTCAATATCATCAGGTGATTTAGAGCCAAAATATGTTGAATGGGTTAAACACAATCAAACTGCACAAATTTCTATTCACATTGATTATGCTATAATGAACAATGTAAACCCAGCAAAAAAAAACTATGGGTGGCTTTCTGAATCAAAAACAATTATTGGAAATGCATATGATTGGGCAAAAAAAAATACAGACAATTTAAAGTCCAAATTCATAAAAGTATTCACACATGATGTTGAATTAGCTAACACATCTAACATATTCCAATTAACACAAACAGGAGGTAGATCTCGTTTTGAATTTGGGGATATATACCCAAAAACAAAATTGGTTTCAATGATTGCATCCAATAAGGTAATGTGTGAAGAACATATATTTAGACAAAATGTTATAAAAAAATATAAAGGAAAATGTGATCATTTTGGTAGAGGGTTTAATGAAATTGCGGATAAGAAAGATGGTTTAAAAGATTATTGCTTTTCATTTGCATTAGAGAATGGCACATATCCAAATATGTATAGTGAAAAGATAACAGATTGTTTTATGACTGGCACAATTCCAATTTATTATGGAATTGATAACATTGGGGATTATTTCAATACTGATGGCATAATAAAATTAACAGATGATTTTAAAGTTGAAGATTTGTCTTTTGATTTATATTATAGTAAATTAGAAGCGATTAAAGATAATTTTGAAAGGGGTTTAAATATTTTACAAGCCGAAGATTTTATCTATATTAATTTTATTAAAAACAAAATATGAAAAATATGAAAACAGAAGAAGTAAAAGAAAAAACCTATAATGGTATTCCCCTATCTGAAATTAAAGTTGATTGCAAAGAATTTGATATGATGGAATTTGCAGACAAATATGGCTGGGGGGATGCTGCAATTATAGTTGAAATCCTGGAAATGAATGGATGTGTAAAAAAATCAAAAATATAATTAGAATTGCCACAAATCTTTTATTTTTTATTTTATCCCCCACTTTTTAATTAAGGTGGGGGTTTTTTAACAAAATGCATATATTTATAAGAAAATTAAATAATATGAACAAAGAACAAGTATTAGGTGTATTCCGCCACGTGCTTACCTTTATTGGGGGTACATTGGTTACAAAAGGTCTATTTGATGCAGATTTATCAAATGAAATAGTTGGTGCAGTTGTAACAGTTATTGGCACAGTATGGTCATTCTTGGCGAAAAAAAGAGGAGTTTAAATGAAGATTAAACAAATTACACTAATAGGACAAGAAAACTATTTTACTCGAAAAGAGGGGGAATGCATGACATACAATTATGAACTAATTTTAGAAAATGATGAAAAAATTTTGATAAAAGATTTAAAAAAACCATTACCTAACTGGGCAAGGAACTCAACAATTGAATATGGATTAAAATCCCAATCAAATGTGGAGGTAAAATATTTTATCATTAAAAATCAATATGACTCACCAAAAGGAGTTCTCTAAATTCCACTAAAAGTGGGGGTGCAATGTCCTGTTGCACCCCTTTTCTTTTTACCTTTTTGACACATTGACCCAATAATCTAACTCTCTTAATTTAATTACTTGATTTAAAACTGGTTTGCTTAATTCAAATAAATCAGATTTATTCAATGTTCTTTTGGTGGGGGTTTTAATCTTTGCTTCCATCTCTTTTTTTTATAAAAATAACAATTTTTATCAATTAAAGCAAGATTTTTATACATTTTTTTTGTTCTTAATCATTTTTTTACAATTTAGCATATATTTATAGATATAAAAAAGTATAAATAATATGCCAATAATCAAATTAGATAGACACGCTGTGATTGAAATCCAGGATTTAATCAAAGAAGATATTTTAACTGATGGCCAAATAGCCGAAAAGTTTAATGTCAATAGAAGACACATCAATTATATAAGGGCTGGTAAACGCTGGAGTGTATGTTATCTTTGTGAAGAAGAAAGAAATAAACAAATTAAATATAATATCAATGTGCAACTGCAAGAAACCAAAAGTGATACAGGAACTCCCACATATAGAATCAATATCTGATGCAAATGGGATTACCCCTATTGAATGGGATGAAGTAGGGAGATTAATATCATCCCATAAATTAGAGTATAGTCAATTAGAGTTTTTGACAAATATCTACAATAGAATATTCCAAGCAAATAAACCAGTAACCACCTGTAAAAGTTGTGTTAAAAATTTGGTTGGAAAATTAGCACTACAATATAATTCAAAACAAAATGGAATTTGAAATAGCACCAATAGATGTACCAATAGATGTTGTTCGCCCCAAAGGAAGACCAAAATTACCAGAGGGGACAAAGGCAGAAAGAAAGCCATTGGTATTGCAAACAGAAATATTAAAGGAAACAATTAGATTATCTTTGGATTTACATTATTCTCAAAATGAGGTATTCAATTACCTTGTTAAGAAATATGATATAAAGAGGGTTGATGCTTCAAGATACTGGAGGAAGTCTTGGGATTTAATCCAGGATAAATTTAAACAATCCAAAGATGAGTTGGTTAAGAAGCATTTAATAAAATTATGGAATATACACGATCTTGCCATTGAAAATAATGATTATACCAATGCAAGAAATGCTTTAAATGATATATCCAAACTAATTGGATTAAATTCCCCAGACAAATTGGACGTAACACACCATGCAATCAAACTTAATTTTGGGTCAGTAAATAATACACCCCCAATCGAGGGAGAAAAATAAGAAGTAATATGGATATAACAGTTGAAGGATTTACCCCACATTATTCACAGCAAGTTATTATTGATAAGATATTAAATAATCCCAATAAAAAATACCATATTTTAAGTTTGGGGAGACAATTTGGTAAAACAATGCTTGGCATCAACTTAATGTTGAAGTGGGCATTAGAAGACAATAATAGCAGTTGTATGTGGGTGTCCCCAATCTTTGCCCAAGCAAGAAAGGTATTTGATGAAATGGTTAATTATTTGGGGGAAACAAATTTAACAACAACAATTAACAAAAGTGATTTATATATCAAATTTATTAATGGTAGCATAATCACATTTAAGTCAGGGGAAAGACCAGATGGATTAAGGGGTTATACTCTTGATTATCTAATAATGGATGAGGCAGCCTTTATGAAAGAAGAAGTATGGTCAGAGGTATTAAAGCCTGCCACTCTTGTTAAAGGCAAAAAGATATTATTCCTATCAACCCCAAAGGGAAAGAACTGGTTTTATAATTTATATCAATTGGCTATGTTTGATAATAATGATGGTCAATATGATTGCAGTTATGGAACATCTTTTGATAACCCCTTAATAAATCCAGATGAATTATGGGAGAGTAAGAAAACTTTACCAGAGCACGTTTTTAATCAGGAGATTATGGCTCAATTTTTGGACTCAGGAGGGGAAGTGTTTGTAAATATAGATAACTATTGCAAATTACAAGCATTTGCCTCTTTCAATCCTAGCCACAAATATTATGCTGGTTTAGACCTTGCAAAACAAAATGATTATACGGTATTAACAATATTAAATCAATATGGAGAAGTGGCAGAAATATTTAGGACAAATAAAAACACATATGAAAATATAATAAATGATGTATTAATCATTGTTAAAAAATACAAACCCCAACTATTAGTGGAAGTAAATGGTATAGGAGATGTTTTATTTGAGAGAATACAGAAAGCCTACCCATCAGCAAAGCCTTTTATTACAACTCAAGATAGCAAGGCAAACATCATTGAAGAGTTAATAATGAGTTTGAATGAGGGGAAATTAACATTACCCTCTAAAAGTCTATTTGAACCCTTGCATAATGAACTTGGAATATTCACATTTACATATTCCCCAAGCACAAGAAAACTCAAATATGGGGCACCTGTGGGCTTTCATGATGACACAGTTATAAGTTTATGCCTAGCAAATCAAGCATTTAAAATGCAACTAAATTATGGAAAATATTCGATCAAATAACTATTATTATAAAAAAACAATATGACAACAATAGAAAAATGTAAATTGGCTTTTGATAAAGGCTACAAATATAATGAAGAAACTGGTGAGGTTATTGGTGTTAGGGGGAGGGTTATAACAAATAAAAAAAAGGGATATTCCTGCATAAAATTAACTTATAAAAATAAGTTTTATGATTTACGCACCCATCAATTTGCTTGGTATGTTAAATACAATGAACTTCCCCCTATGATAGACCATATCAATAGAGATAAATTAGATAATAGAATTATCAATTTGCGTTCAGTGACATCACAACAAAATTCTTTTAATACAAATGCAAAGGGTTATTCTTATAGTAAAAAGGATAAAAAATATATAGGAGAAATAAAGGTAGGGGGTAAAAGAATTTATCTTGGTTCTTTCAACACCCCCTCCGAAGCAGAAGAAGCATATAAACAAGCAAAAAAAATACATCATACCATATGAAAGCTGAATTAAAGATTGGTTCTAACATTTATGAAATAAAAGCC